AACGCTGGAACGCTTGTTCCCACATATTTTTAGCTACAGCTTCATTCATTATAGCTTTATTTTGTGTTCCCAGCTTGCTTGTATCAATCGGTTTTTTTGATTGCATTTGCGGGGCTGCTTTCTGTCGCTGATTAGCCACACCTCCCATCTGTTGAGCAGTTTGCTGCCGTTGGTTAGCCATGCCTCCCATTTGCGGGGCTGCCATGCCTCCCATTTGCGGGGCTGCCATGCCTCCCATTTGCGGGGCTGCCTGCTGTCGCTGGTTAGCCATACCATTCATCTGTTGAGCTGCTTGCTGCCGTTGATTAGCCATGCCGCCTCCTACCATAGCCCCGCTTAATTGCATCTGTTGTGCCGCTAAATCCTGGTTGTAGCCCATACCACCTGCTGACCCCGTCGCTGGCTGCTGTCTCATCTGATTAGCTTGAGCCATCTGATTAGCTTGAGCCACCTGATTATCTTGAGCCATCTGATTTTGCATTCCAGCATTTTGTTGCCCATATCGATTTTGCATTCCAGCATTTTGTTGCCCATATCGATTTTGCATTCCAAAACTTTTGCCAAAATTTCCGCCAGACATACCGCTTGCAGCTTGACCAAGAGCCTGACCAACTCCTCTGTTTTGCCCATAAGAAGGAGCATTGCTTCCCGCCCCGTTACCTGCACCCGAGTTTCTACCCATAATAATTCCCCTTAGTTAACAATTAGTTTTCTACGTTTATAATGCTTCTAGTGCTTCAATGCGAGCAGTTAATTCTTGCACTGCTTTAATCAAGATAGGCGTTAGCCCAGCATAATAAATTGATTGCGGATTTATTTCTCCGTCCTCATCAACATCATCTTTATTGCCATTAACTATGCTTGGCATAATGGCTTGCATTTCGTGGGCAATAAATCCTTGCCTAATTACATCCGAATTAATCCCTTCTTTTTCTGTGTACTCTATAGGACGCATTAATTTGATTGTATCTAGCCCATTCTCTAATAAACCAATTTCATTTTTAATCCTATAGTCAGAGCCTGTACTTATCTGCACCCCAGTAGCGCCATTAACGTGAAGAAAATACGAAGCACCTTGCTTAGTAAACCCAAATGTTGCGAAGCTACCGTTAAATTTAGCGGTTAATGCGTCATAATTAAATCCACCCACCGAATCAGACACTATGCCGCGCGTATTGTTACTGGGGTCAACTAGATCAAATGTTTCCCAAATAATTAGCGGTTCAATGATTTCAAACGCACTTGACACTCTTGCAACAAGGGTCATTTTATTTGTGGTTCTGTCGGATCGAGAATAAAAATCAAGATTACCCTCTGTAAAATCTCTGCCGTCACGGATAGAACCCCGAATACAAGCAAAAGCAGAAGGAGTAGTTCTTCCAGAGCTATTGGCGCCACTTGAAAAACCAATTCCACCTCCGCCTCCAGGTAAGCTACCACCTGTTTCATTTACGCTATCAGTTACTACTATTGTGTAAACAGTGTTTGGCACAATATTTACATCTTGTTCTGGCCCCATAACCATAAGTTGTGCATTGTTAGTTCTTGTTGTAACTGCTTCAGAACCCATTTTGTTAAATACATTAATTGAAACGCGTTGATTGCCTCCAACTTCAATAGCTTTAGCTGAAGCTAAGAAGGTACCTGAAAATACAGAAACAATATCTGATGTAATTACCAACTCTCCTGCTGTTAAATTTTCAGCAAATGTGCCAGCTATTTCAGTAGTAACCAATCCTATTCGAGAAATTTTTGTAGTAAGAATTTCTGCTGAATTTGCATCTAAATTAGAACTAAAAATCATTGAAGGATTAATGTCCCCTAATCCAAGATTTGTATCATAAACCTGACGTCCATCATCGTAATGGTAAATGGCTCCTGTAGGCTGATAATATGCTTGGGCATTAACAGTAATGCCTACATTTAATCTATCTCCAGTTAAGTCTTCAGGCAAACCTGTAAGTACATCTATCCAAGCGTTAGATTTGTATATTTGTACATTATTATCCCCCGACGAATCTCTAATCCATCGCATAACGGAATTTCCATCTACCGTAGCCTCCATACTAATAGTAGGAGAACCGCTAAAGAAAAAACCTGTAGTATTAGACGCATCAAAGGTTATTCCTGGAGCACTTTCTGAGCCACTAGAAAACTGCAAAGGCACACTCATGCCGCCATTTCCGCTTCGGCTAAGAGAGTCAGTTAAAGCGTCTGCTATATTTTCCAGTGTTAGATTGGCCCAGTTAGACGTTATAGTGCTGTTTGGCTGCACAGGGTTTCCTGCGGGTAAAGTATATTGTCCATTTACATCGCGTGACATTAGTTATTCTCCTGCGGTTATGTGGCCGCGTCTTAAATTAATTGCTAGTATTTTTCTTCATCATTAGCAAAATCGATAATAGCAGCACGTTGTATTCCTGCGCTGCCTTCGCGTATCGCATCTGCTGTCATTTCTGCCAAACTTGTTCTGTTTCTTTTTAAAGCAGCCGCCCCGCCTCTTTTAATTCCAAGCGCACCTGCGGCTACAGCAGTGCCAGCACCAATAAAAGGGTTAATTGATCTTTGAAGCCCTAGTGGAGTAGTAGGATGAGAAACCCCAAGACTTCTTTCTAAACTGTCAACATAACGTGAAAGTCTGTTTCCTGCTTCCTTGTTAGGCAATCCTCTTGGGTAAATTGTAGATTTGGCAGTATACAAATCTGACATATGAAATAATTTGTCTCTTACAGCTACGTTTGGTGCGCTTTGCGCTAATGTTTCATTAAGTGCTTTTCTAATAGCATCATTTGCATCACTTAAAGCGGAAGCGGAATCTCCATATAAATCTTTTGGTGAATATTTTTTAGTCCATTGATCTAAATCTCGTCTAATTCTTAAAATATTGTTAGGAGTAACGTCCCCATCAACATCTTTATATTTTTTAAGGAGAGAATCTATATGCCTAGATAACACCTCTGCTTTTTCTCCTGCCGTTCCAACTAAATTAGGTGTTTGTCTCGCTATATCAATAGCATCATCAATAGCATTTTCAACAGTTACAACAGATACCGCTGGATTATTAGACGCATCTAGTGACTTTATTAAATCACCATCTAGTTTTGCTAATTCTTTTTCTAAAACATTTGTATTGTAATTATTGCTTTTTCTTGGGTTAATCTCTGGTATTTCAGAAACTGATTTAGCTATTTTTGCTTCTCTTTCAGAAGGAATATAATCACGCGTTTGCATAAAATTTTCTTTTTCTATTACTTTTCCAGGCCCTTCTAAATTATCTGGCTGAAGAAGTCGCTCAGTTTCAATACGCTTTTGATCTGCTATAGATTTTTCTAATTTAGCCCTAGAGTTAATACCAAATTTAGGTTTTATTTTTGGCACTGGCAATATTGCCGAGCCAACATTAAATAATTCTCCAGCAACAGCAGAGCCTCTAGGGCCAAGAAATTCTTTTGTTTTTTCTAATCCTGTCCCCAATAATTGTGCTGGTTTAGATTGCGCTAAATCAGAAAAATTAGCCGCTATAGCATCTTCTTCTTCTTGAGTAAGAACTTCTTTCCCTGCTGTAATTAAAGCGTCCATACTAACATCGGCAACCGCAGGAATAATATCGCCACCTACAACTTTTAAAACTCTTTCTTCTGGGAGCATAAAATCTTTTTGTGCAGGATCGCCTGACCTTCCGTAAGTGTCTCCAGCCATAGTAGACATTGCATCAGAAACGCCGAGAGTTAATCTATCTTTAGAGCGTCCAAATATTCCTTGTTCTTTAGGAATTATTTTTTCTTTTGTTTTAACAACGGCTGGGGGAATATTTGACGTTTGAGCAACAACAGGATCATCCCATATAACGCTATTTGTAACAGGCTCATCATCCCACACTATAGTCATTCCATTGGCTCCCTTGTTACTGATTTGTCTGACCATTCAGTAACTCTTTCATTTGTAGCTTTGTCTATACCCGTTCTAACAACAGTTTTTTCTGTAACTTCTTGAAAAGAAGGGTTAAATCTTTCTTTATAAATAGCCACATATTCTGGATCAGTCATTGCATCAATGGAATTTTGCTCAGAAACATATCCATCTGAAATTGCATTTACTCCTAAAAGGAAATTTTCAGGGCTAGACCAAATATCAACGCCTTGTGCTTTTAAGTTTCTTAACATTTCGTGTGCAGAAACAGCCGATCCTGATAAATCTTTAATTTCTGTGTTATAAACTTTTTGCGCTCCTTGCCTAATAGCTTTTCCAATTCCATCAATTTCAGATGTATCACGAGTTAGATCAGCGGCCCATGTTATTGCATCTCCTACATATGCTGGCGCGTTAGAAAAACCGCCTATTCCTGGAATCTCAGTAACACCTTCTTTTAATACCCATTTCCCTGAATCATCTTGTTCTGCATAATCTCCTAACAAATCTTTTAAATAACCCATGTTAGAATTTGCTTTTGGTATTCCTGATTTTATAAGTTCTTTTCCATAGTCCAGAACTCCTGCTCTAGTTATTTTTTCATTAGCAGAACCTGCTCTTTTTTCATCTATCTCAAGTCTTTCGTTATATTGTCTAAGACTTTCTGTTCTTCTAGCTTTTGCTTCAGCAATCCTTGCTGTATCTCGCAAAGCTCTAGCTTTTGCTTCATTTCTTTTAACGGTTAATTCTTTTTCAAAATTTTTCTGAAACTGAATTTTTTCTTGTGCATCTACTTCTAATTCTGCTTCTCGTATATCATCTGTTGACTTCAACTCGGCAGCCTTAACCAAGCCCCTCTCCACATCTATGGCTTCATCAGCTCTGTCAGCCTGTCCTGCCATGTAGCCTCCTGCCAATTTGTTAACAACGCCTTCTAAATTCTCTCCCCAATTAGGCTGTTGGTAAGTAGACCACTTGCCCTCTCCTACCATTTTGCCTTGAGGCGTGCCTTTGCCTCTAATGCTATTGGCATAAGCACGTTGAGCGTCTACAGCTCTTTCTTGCCCATCAAAACTCTTTGCTCTGGGATCAGCATAGGGATCAGACATAGGAGAAATTAAGTCAATATTTAAAGGCGTATTAGCAATTTGACCGCCCATAGTTATTGGGCTATCACCCGTAGACATTCTCATTTGAGCAATTCTAGCATTAAGCTGTTCTATTTCTTCTTGAGTCATTTGTTTTCCAATCATTTTTTTAGCCTATTATTTGGGGGGCAAATAAACTGGCCGCGAGACTTCCAGCGGGGCCAGTTAAAGCTGCACCACCAAGAGTTCCCGCTGCACCTATTAAGCTACTAGTAGGATCACTAGCTGCTGCTGCATTAGCTTGAGACATTCCAGCACCAACATAATCCGCAGGCTGTGCGGATTCTGCCTGAGAAAAGTCAGGCATTCCTGGCATACCAACTTGCTGACCACTTAACAGCGCATTAATTTCATTCAAACTAAACCCGCGTTGCTGCATTTGTTCGGTCATCTGTTGCTGACGAATCTGAGTGGCATATGCACTGTTACCCATAGCTTGCCCATAGTTTTGAGCATTAGCACCAAGATTTTGGTTAAACATATTTTGATTCTGACCCATTAACTGGTCATACATAGAATTAGATTCCTGCATACCCGCTTGGTTGGCACTCCACAGAGCTTGATTGTTTTGATCGTTAAACGTTTGCCCTTGAGTTTCCATTTGTGACTGCCAAGCAGCATCTTCAGGATTTAAACCTTGATTTCGCATCTGTAATTCTAATGAAGCTCTTTGACCTTCTTGTTGAGGGGCAATACGAGACATAGCTTGCCCGTACACAGCATCTTCAGCCGCTTGCCGCCTTTCATAAGCATTGCCAATATCACCTTCAGGTCTTGTATATTGACCCGCTGGAACACTACCCATTGGACTTAAACCACTCCAGTCCATTGTTTCGTTAAATTCATTGCCCATGCGATTTGTAAGCATTCCAGCAATATCAGTTCTTCCGCCCTGAATAGCTACTTGCTTGTTGTGTATAGCTTGAAGCTCTGGGGTTAACGCTAACGTGTTTGTCCACTGCGTAACAGGCTCGCCAGTAGAAGGATCAATACCTTGGTATGACTCCCATGAGTTTGCACCCCAAGGAGTATATTGAGTAGGACGGTTAGCGTAAGTTTGATCTCTTACAACTTCCCTATTTTCTCCTTGTTGTTGTCTAAGGATTTGATCGTAATCTACCCCGTCATCTTTCTTGCCCATTTTATTGATCCCCTGCTGTCGTGTTGTTATATCCGTTAGACATTGCATAATTTGCAGGATTAGCATATCCATGTGCTGCTACTGGACGACTACCTACACTGTTATTATTTTTATATATATTGTCATAAACGCTTTGAATAAAAACCTGATTTTCAGGAGTTAAAACTTCTGGATCAGTATCTTTAAAAACGTTAACAGGGTTGTCAATGTTAGCCCAATTAAAATTACTGCCGTCTTGCGAATTTATCCAGTCATCAAATCTATCTTGAACAGTATAATCTTCATTCATGTTGTTTGGAGGGTTATACTCGTCTAATCCTCGAACTGCATTTAAAATATCTCGATTGCTTGATTCTCTAGTAAGACCAAAATTTAAACTATAAGATGGCTCAACGTCTAAGTTTTCATAACTAGTTCTATCGTCTACAACAACATCAGGAAGTCCTTGACCGTCATTAGCCCAGCTCCAATCAGTCTCAAGAGGATTCCAAGGCTCCTTGGGCGCATTAAAAGCAGCATCTTTAGATTGCTGTGCCTGTAATGTTTTTGCTTCAAAATCTGCGTCTTGTTGGAGCAATTTTTGAAATTGATTATCATAAAACGCTTGATTGTTTGTAGCCATTACGCTGCTTCCTTTTGTTCTGTTTGTTTTGGTAGCCAAGGGTTTTCTTCTTTTGACATCCGCATAATAATATAATCTACGCCTTCAGAATATCCGTCTGGAACACGCGCAACTTCTTTAAAACCTATCTTTAAATCAAAGTTGTATGCTTTTTTATTATTAGCAGGGACAGTCCCAAATACATATTTTCGATCACAAACAACGTGTATATGAACTGCCGCTTCTCGCAATAATCCAGCTCTTATACACATAGGATTATCAATTGCTACATGAACCTGGCAGCCTGATTTAGTCCAGCTATCCATAATAACTACACCACAAATGATGCCTGTAACATCATCATAAGCTACCAATCCTTGAGAGTCTTCAATTTGTGCTGGACACGCTCTTTTTGAAATCCAATCCCATTCTTTCTGCTCTGTTAATGCTTTAAATTTTATCATTTAAAGATAACCTCCAGAATTGAACAAAACATCCCAGCCTAATACATTAATGCGCGTGTTTGAGCTTCCTGACATTCCAACACCAAACGACCTTCCAAGACCAGCAGCCCCTTCTGTAAATGACTTGCCTGCAAGCCTAGAATCCCATGATGCTGTATCAAAAAAAGCATTATCCCATGTTGCTCCACCTGTTGATGCTGATACTGTATTTGCATTATCAACATATTGAGTAACATTGTAGTCGTAGATAGCTTCTACATTTATAGAAGATGAGCCTGACACTAATCCAATAGTTCTTATAAACCCAACTCTGCTAAAGTTAGAATGCCCTACAGGAGCTTGAAAACTTGTTAAACATCTAAAATCAATAGCAGTCCCAACTGCTGCTTTTTTTCTTAAACTAACATTATAAAATGTGCCTTGAAAATCTTCATTGCCTACAAGTGCCATTTCAGCATTAGCGGCTGTACTAATAAAAGTATGAACATAAGTGCCAATACCAGAGCTAGGAGAAGCCATAAGTTCTGTTCCTATTGAAACAGAATGATCTCCAATGCTGCCTGAAATATTTACATTAATTTCTGAAAAAATACAAATAAGATCAGAATTTCCAACAAGGCCCATTTCTGTAATATCAGAGCTAGGCGTAAAATTTACTGTAATAATTCCGTTAATTGCCGTCCAGTCAATAACATCTTCCGCACCCGCAATCATTTTATATTGTCCTGTTGCAAAAAATGCTGAAAAAGAAATTAAATACGAAACTCCTGCTTTTAAAGGCGAGCTTAACTCAACTCTATATTTAGTTTCGACTGTTTGGCTTCCATCGCAACGCCAGCTTTTAGGCACATTTGTGTAAGTCCATCCATTTTCAAAAGGAAGTAGACGTAAGTTTGTCCACAAACTAATTGATACATTTTTTTTAATAAAATAAGTAAGAGTGTACTCGGTGCCTACAGTTAAAAGATTTATTAAATTAACTTTATACTCAGTTTCGGCTGTTTGAGTTCCATCACACTGAAATTCTAAAACAGAAGGAACAGTCCAGCCAACACCAATAGGAGGAACAGAGTCATCTTCAAACTCGTTAAATCCTGCTGTTTCTGTTCCATCTAATGCTCCATCATAAATATAGACAACACCATCTTTGCCGCCCATGTAATATTCGCCAGAAAATGAGTTAGAACCAAGTATTGGCACTCCTTCCCAAAATCCCCAAGCATTTGTTTGGGTATTCATATTGTATTGAAAATAAATATTAGAAGATGTTATAGGCGTAATAATTTGAAGAAAACCATCCGAGGGGTTAACGACAAGTTGCCATGCATAAGATGACTTGCCAGACTCAACATCAGCACGTAAAAAACGGCTTATTTTTTGAGAAGGACTTTTGCCTGTTATTAGCTCGCCCCTTAAAAGAGAATTAAGGGAAACAAGTCCGTAAGTTGATAGAAGATATAGGTCAGGGCCGTAATCTACGGCAATCCTTCGACTGGCTGGAGTCTCGCCAATAAACCATAAGCCTCTAGCACCCCAAGGAGTTCCGCCTGTAGGCGTTATCTCTGGGTCTTCACCTTGGTAAATAATAACATCACCGCCCCGACTGACAGCAACAAGCATATCGTCAACGCCAATACCGCTATCAAGAGTCCAGTTATAAAGCCCCTGCAAATTTCCGCCATGAGGCATCTTAGCACCAAACGTAAACTTTTTTAGTTCTCCTGACACTGACGCAACAGGAAGATACCAGCCGTCAGTATTATCTTCAAGGATTACCCAAATCCTTTGCTTAAACACCATAACAAAAACAACATCTTGTAAAGGAAAAGGAACTTGAGCGTCATTTAGCTCATATGTCCAGCCTGTAGGACGCACCCAGTCTGTTGATGCGTTTTGTTCGTATTGCCAGATGCCATTTAATCCATCAGCATAAAACATATAGTGGTCATTGGCATCATTTGTGTATTCGCAAGAAACACCAAATCCTGCGGGATCACCATTTTCAGTCCAAACAGCAGAATCAGTAACTAAACCAGGATTTAAGTTTCCTTCACTTGAAACATCCCATATTCCTTCTGACGTAACCGCAAACAAACGATTGTCTGACAAGTTTTGAGTATTAGACTCATAAGGAAGAATGGTTTTTACATCATTATTTTGAGCAGGGTCAATAACGCAATTTATTGCCCACTGCCGATAACCTTTACGCAGTCTCATGCCGTACTCACTAGGCATTAAATTATAAGCGTATATTGCATCTTCTGGAGGCATCATCATTAACGAAGAAACAGCATTTATTCCTCCTACTGATGCGGGAAAAGTATAGCTGGTAACTGTTGGCGCAGCTAGTTGTGCGCCATAACGTCCTAATGTAGTTTTTCTTTGATAACTCATTTTATTTTTCTCTAATGGTTATCTAAATTCCAAAATTGGAGTCGGTTGTGTTGCCATAAGGGGTAATATAGCGAACACCTGATCTGTTGTTAGACGCACTTAACACTTGTGCGCCAGTAGCTTTACCAATCATTCCCCCCAACAGAGTATCAAACTCCAAAGCTGCGGCTGCATAATCAAAACCTTTAGCTTGCAAAAACTTTAACTTTAAAAATTTGATAGACAGCAATGGATTAAGCATACAAACATCTGTCCCCGATTCAATAGTGTCTAATGTTGGTTCATCTTCGCCTTGAGCTTTAAGCCAACTTCTACTCATATACTCAAAGTTAATTTCTATACCAGCAGGTGGCGGATTAGGAAGCAAATCAAAAGTTCCTTCTAGCTGCCGAAAAGAAGCATAAATAAGCTGATTAGTTAAGTTTCTTCCTTTTAAATATGCCCATTCTTGAGCAGAAAGAGGGCCGCCAAGTGGAAGTCTGCGGGTTTTATCCCATCCCGTTTGGTCAATCATGTAATTAAAGTCGTAAGGCAAATTATAAGAGCCAGTATCTGATCCTGACGTAATAATAGAATAAGTCTTTGTTAATATCGGCCAGTCATTTAACTCGCACAATTCTTGCCCAGATGAGTTTAATAAGCCCTCTAATTGGACAAACGTATCACCTAAATCAGCTACTGCATCAGTAGAAGGCAATAACCCAACTTCAACCGCAGCACGATTGATAATTGTGTTTACATCCAAATATCGGGCCATATTTTATTCCTCTATTGGTTTTGCTACTTTCTTAGGACGACCACGCTTTGGTGCGTCAATAGAAGCAGAAACAATGCTGTCTTCAAGAACTTTTAAACGCTCCATTAGGCTTGCATTAATATCAAGTTGCTTTTTAAGCGCATCAGCAGCCAAGCCATCAGTTGCACTTGCAAGGTATGCTTTTGCTTTGTCTTTAAGAGCATAAATTCCTCTAATATTTTGAGAATTTACATCGCTCATAGACACTAGCTGCTCAATAGTCTGTACGTTTAAAAACTTTAATTCTTCAACTTGCGATCCCTGAATACCAGCCCACTCAGACAAAGGCGTACCTTCCATAATTTCTTGGCTTTCTCTAGCCTGAAAGTTTTTCCAGTGTTGTGGGAATCTATGCTTATCTTTATCCCTTACTCGCCTATCTACAGAGCTTTCTCTGCTTCCAGGTGACATTATTGAGATAAAAGGCGTGTCTTCCCAGATTGGCCTTCCTGCTTCTTTGGATTTAAGTTGATTTTGATGCGCCCGAATATAAAACTTTACAAGCAAAGTCTCATCGCCAGCATTAGAGCCGCGATTCATTGCTTGATCTGTTGCGCCATAATCTGCTTCTGTAATCATAATTTTCGCCTTCTAGTTTTACCCTCTTTGGGGCTTGGTTAAGAGGAATATTCCCCGTTTTTTAATACCCTATATAAAAACTATCAACACCATTACAAATTACTGTAATAGAAGTTAAAAGTGGAATATTTATTATTGTGTTACCTTGTTGTAAACAATGTAACCCAAACATTGTTGTTCCTGATAATTGAATTTGAAAACTATGCATATTATATATTTTAAAAGTACGCCCAACATCATAGGATGAAGCTGCGTTTAAAGTTAGTACGCCATTAAAAAGCACTACATAAGCGTAGTCAGTATCGGTAAAGATTTTAGTTCCGCCAGTTGTAAAGTTGCTTATGCCAAGACTAAGAGGCACACCATTAACTGACATCCCACTGGCATCTACTTTAATACGCTCAGTAGCACCAGCACCAATCAATACGGTGTCGTTTATTGCAGCGGGAGCCATCCTACCTATAACGGTATTCCGACTGCCTGCGCCCATAGTACCGCCAGCGGATTCTCCGATGACTACGTTATCGCTACCTGTTGCGAACAGCATGGCTGCTGCTCCGATAGCTACGTTTCTGTCTCCAGCAACATTAACCTGCAAGGCTGAACCACCGATAGCAACGTTGTTTATACCAGTGGTGTTGCTGTTAAGGGCATTAGCTCCTACAGCTACGTTGCTAGCGGCTCCGGCTGAACCGACGCTAACGGCAAGTGCGCCATCTCCTATCGCAAGGTTAGTTGTGACGCCCTGCGCTCCATAAAACACACCGTTACCAGTAATTGCCTCAAAATCGCCTGTAGCCAGTATGCCGTTAAATGAACTGCCATTCTGAATCAATATACCGTTGACATACAGACCTGTGCTGTCTGCTTTAATGCGCTCAGTGGCTCCTGCGCCAATTAGGACAGTGGAGGACATTATGTCCGTACCAGACAAAGAACCAACTACAGTGTTGTTGGCACCTGTAGTAATCGAACTACCAGCGTAGTTACCAATAAGAGCATTGGACGTACCAGTGGACACGTTTTGCCCAGCCTTGTGACCGATGAACGTCCCGTTATTAGCTGTGGAAGCTATACCCGCTGACCTGCCTACTGCTGTAATCTGTATTCCTACAGTGTTAGCTGATAAGGCTGCCAGACCTACGGATGTGTTGGTGTCGATGGAGTTGTTATTGCCCGTTGATACTAGGCTTCCACCAGTGACCTCAAAGTTACCGCCGGTGACAGTCCAACCCGCAGCAGTCGTAAAGTCTAATGACCCATCGTCTGATGCTATGTGGATGTGACCTGCGGTTGTGTCATCTAAGGCTGCGCTAGTGCTGCTAATGATGATGCCTTGTTGTCCTTGGTCTGTCTGACCCGCTGACTGACCTATAGCAACAGATGAGCTTCCCTGCCCTGTGAGAGCCGCGTTACGTCCTATAGCAACAGAAGAAGCACCTTGATCGGTTTTACCTGCGTTACGCCCTACAGCGGTCGCTGACTGGCCTTGAGTAGTTTCACCCGCCTGTACACCAACTGCTGTCGCATAATCAGATTGGGTTGTCTCACCCGCTTGGTTTCCGATAGCTACAGCGTTAGCTCCTTGAGTAGTGTTGCCTGCATTAACTCCGACAGCAACAGAGGCAGAGCCTTGCGAGGTGACGCCAGCGTTGTTACCCAGTGCAACTGCTAAGGTCTGTTGATCAGCTGAACCAGCACCACGGCCTACTGCAATGGCGTTAACGGCTTGGTTAGTTAGACCCGCATTGAGTCCTGCTCGGAAGCTACCAGTGCCAGTACCTTCGCTGAGTAAGCCAGCAGTGAACGTGTTGAGTCCTGTCCATGTGTTATCTAGCGGAAGTAAGTTTCCACCTCCACCACCAACATTAGTTAATAAGGAGCCGTCACCAATAAAAAAGTCAGCTTTGCAGTTTCCAGCAATTTCTAGCTTTTCGGTAGGATTGGTTGTATTTATACCTGTGTTAGCTTGCGTAACATAAAGCTGTTCTTGATCGTTTTCGCCTATAAATACTGACGGTTTGTTAATAGCCATATCTTCTTCCTAGCAATTAAGGTTCTATCGGAACTACATTTTCCCAACCATCAACAAGTGCCGCAAGAGTTGCTTCACCTATATCTATTGGAGCAGCCCCTTCAACGGGAGAACCTTCAGCATTATCAGGGTTAGACCCAACGCCAATTGAACCAAAATATGAAAAAACAGGAGAACTTCCACCAGAACTAGCTGCACCCGCTGGGGTATAAGATGGTTGCGAAACATCCCATGTAGTCTCTACATTTCCAGTTCGAGAAACATTGGCAGAACACCCTATAGGGTCCGATCCTTGAGGAGTTCTTGGCGATGAAGGCAGAGAATCATCTAACCCTTGATCTAACAACGTCCAATTCATGCCAACGCTATTAGCACCTGTAACACTAGGTAATGCTCCGCCATCAACATTGATTCCAATGCCAATATTTTTACCAGCTCCAGGATTTACACCGTTATACCACTGGGCATTTGGCAATCTAGCTCTTGCTAGATCACCGCCTTGTAGCGCACTTGGATAATAAAACGTCCCGTTTGCCATGTTTTTTCCTTATGGTTCTGGTTCTGGTTATGGTAATAAACCCCAACCTGAAGCAAGATCAAGCAAAGTAGCATCTCCAGTAATAGTAGGAAAACCTACAGGATTAGGCGTACCGTCTGATAAATTATCAGGATTAGTAGCAGAATAAACACTATCTACTGTAGCTTCTCCGCCTCCAGAGACACCGCCAGAGCTAGCTGCGCCCAATGGGGTATAAAGAGCTTGAGATTGATCCCACGTTGTTGCTACGTTTCCTGATCGTGGAACATAACCAAAACCGCCTATAACTTGCGATACTTGCGGAGTTCTTTGTGCTTCGCTCTGATCTAACAAAGTCCAGTTCATTCCAATTCCATTGAAACCTGTCTCTGCTGGCAGCGATCCACCTAAAAGGTTAATCCCTAAACCGCTAGCATTAGAAGCACCAGCAGCAGCACCTGTCTCCCAAGAAGCAGCAGAAATACCTGTTTCTGTTTGTCTTGCGCTGTCAGAAGCTAAGTCTGTGTAAAATGTTGGAGTTGCGTTATATGACATATCTTTCTCCTAAAAAGAGGGCTTTTTAAGACCCTAAAGAACAGGAAAGGGCAGATGCCCCCTCCCATTCGGGCGAACTCCTTATGCAGTCAAATCAAGACGGCCTTGGAACTGCGCTCCACTACAAGTCAAATTACCAGCCCATGCAAGTATCTGGACTTCAGCGTCCTGATTTGTCGCATATCGACGGTTAGGTGACAGTGGAACCATGTTACGTCCAGAATGGGGACGATAATGGATGTAATCGCTGTTCAAGAAGAACGCTGTTCCTGCTGGGCAAGCATCACCGATGCCACCATCAAGAACTACGTCAGAATCCATAAACTTGATACTTGCAAATCCAAGGCTACCAGTTTCAGGAGAGGTGAAACGCTGTTGCGCTTGCAGTGATTCCATGTAGGTACTCCACACAGAGTTGTCCGTCATAATCAAATCAGGACGATCAGTGCCACGAACCTGCTGAACCCAAAGATCATTCATAAATCCTTGAATTGTAAGAGGGCTAGGAACTGCACCAGAAGATACGATCATGTTGCGCCAGAACTCATTTCCAGCAGTAGCACGATCAATTCCACCGTAAACGCCAGTAGTAGGCGTTTCAGATACAGCAAGATCAAGTCCATCAATTTGCTTGCCGCCAGCAGCAGTACCGTTAGAGTACAAGCCAATAGAGATCAAGTTAGACAGTGTTGATTCTGCAACTGAAAGACGAGCATCAAGCAAATCAATCATCTTCTCTCGACCAGCGTTTTGCAACATTTCAAGTCCAGAAATAACGACTGGAACAGCAGCCTGTTTGATCTGGAAAGAAGCAGCACTAATAACATCACTTACGCCAACAGGCAAAATGTCGTAACCAGAATACCAGCCACCATTGCTATTTTCAGCAAAAGAGAGTTCTTGAAGGATTTGAGAGCCGCCAGAAAAGGTTTTAATCTTTCCTTTTTGAGACAAACGCATCAAAACAGCATTGTTCTGGGTTACGTTGTCAGCAATAGTCTTGCTGCGGGATTCGATTGTTGTAGCGAGAATGTCGCTAATGTTTGGATTTGCCATGAGGCTATCTCCTAAGTTAAAAGAATAAGTGTTACATCTTTATTTTGCCGCTTGATTAGCAAAATACCTAGAGAAGCCGCTTGATTAGCTTTTCAGTTGTAAAGCCGCTTGATTAGCTTTTTACTTATATATTTCTATACAACTTTTTGCATAGCTAAAGCTGTACAGAGAATATACACCTAACAATTACATTCGTCCAGCATTGTCCCAAGCAGAGTTTAAGGCAGATTCTACGCTATCAGGCGCACCGCTAGTCATAGAGCCGCCTGAAGTGCCATAAATGCTTGAAGATGCTTTTTGTTTCTTCTGTACCGACTGCTGAGAGTGCCTAGAAGACATAATCTTAGCAATCTGAGGATGACCTAAGCAAGCCGCAGTGTAGGCTTCATCCATAGACATGGTTCGTCCACGATTAGCCGCCATATCAAGCAAATCTGCCATTTCAGCTCGCACATCATTATAAAACTCGTGCTGCGAACCAAAGCTGTTTACTTCTCCTGCAATTTGATTCTGAGCTTGCTGCTGCTGATACTGTTGATTTTGCTGAAACTGCTGCATCTGTTGTTGATAAGGAGCAACAGCCTGTTGAACGGCTTGCTGAACTTGAGATTGCTGCTGACTTTCTTGCGAAGGAGCCTCGCCAACCAGCAAAGAATCAAGCGTCCTTATGTCTACACCAAATTGCTTAATAATTTGTGCAACCGCGTGAGCTTTTTGAGGAGCAGAACCCATTTGAAGCTGAGATGCGGTTTGAAGTAATCCAGGAAGCGTATTGCCAGCACCGCCATTCATAGCAAACAACTGGGCATAAGGCGCAAGTGATTTGTCCATTGCCTCTGCTCTTTTGTAGCTATCTCCAAATTTTTGAGCCATGCCCTCCATTCTTTGCTCATTTCGAGCAATGTGTTCCTTTACGGCATCAGGAGTATTAGCCCACTCCTCTCTGGCTTCAGGAGAGAGTCCTGCTGGAGACTTATCAAGATCGTTAATGATTGGCTCAACGCCTTCACTTTCGACCTCTAGCTGTAGCTCACGAGGCGCCTCAGTTACAGGTTCTTCAACTTCTTCAACTTCTTCGCTTTCAGCGTTATCCCAAGCCGCAGCTAGTTCCGAGGTTAAATCATCTATTTGATCTTCAGGTTCTTGAGATTCTTGGTTTTCTTCAATGTTTTCATCAATCATTTTAATTCGCCCTTTCTGCTTTAATTATTGTTTCGTAAATTTCTTGCTTACGAACCAGTTTTTCCTGAGATGTATGTTCACCTCTTAGGATTCTCTCTCGCTCCACTCGTTTTCTATCAAGGAA